TCATTGTTTACGTTGGCACGGTACTCAGGGAAAATGTCGTTATTAAAACTCATATAGCTTATAAATCGCTCTGTGTAGTGTTGTGCAATTGAACGCTCTTTTTCTAATAGGTAATCCACTTCGTTTTTATCTACGTTCTCAGAGTTCTCAGATGAATGCTTGTAAACTCCTTTGTTTGCGATTGTATAAGCTGCAAAAGGTAAGTATTCAACCATTGCCCAATGTATAAGCATAGGCTTCACGTATGTTTCAACAAGTGATTCATAGTTACCTGTCAATGTATTTGCAACGATATCTGCCTGTAGTTTCTCGAATAACTTAGAACCTAAGTAATTTTGGATATGAATGTCCTGTGCTATCTTTACGAACTGAATGAATTTATCAGTATCAACGTTACCATTTAACGCAGTAAATTTAACGATGTCGTTTCTTGTTATGAATAGTGCCTCTGCTGCCATTATTTTACGTCTGAAGGTAGGTTTTTATTTCTTGGACTGAATCCTTTTAAAGGAAGGTTGTTAGGATAGATTGAAACTTCATAAGGATTAGTTACTTTATATCCTTTAACTGAAGCTGCAGCCGTTCCTATTTGAGCATAGCCATCCTCAATTTTATCTAAATTAAGCATAAAGGTTACACGCTCCCATTTATGATGACATCTTGCCCCTCCTTTGAATTTAAAAATGTCATAAGTATTAGCACCAAATTCACCGAAGCCAGCATTAACTGCTTTTTTGCTCATTGTATCAATGTCCTCTTTTCTAAATAAGCGAGATTGATTGCTCATCATTGCTTTGCAAAATTCACGGTCAGGTGTTTTGTTACCTGTGTATCTGTAACGGACTTTGAAGTATTTTAAATCCCCTACTTTTTTGTCCTGTGAACTCTTTTGATTTGGTTTTGGACTTCCTGTCTGCACAAGATTGATTATCTTGCTTAAAACGGATTGTTTAGGCTCTAAATCGCTTTCTGCTTGTATTAATTGCATATCCAATTCATCATCATTGTCTGATGTTTCTCTTGAATCTACTTCTACCCATTCCTCCGACAATTGATTTTCGTCTACCTGTGAAAGGATTTCTTCTAATTCTGTATTTTGTGAACTTAACTCAGTTCCATCTGTACCTGTTTCTTCAGCAATTTGCTCTTCAGTTTGTGCGTTTTCTAAATCAACGAACTCTAAAGGTTGTAATGTACGGAAGTAAAGTTTTAATGAGATTCCGTTTACTGCTAAGATTGCATCAAATGCTTCTAACAATTCCTCTTGCATTGGACGAATCACCATATTATCAAATAAGATAGCAGAGTTTTTAAGTTCATCTGCATTAGAACTGAATCCGTTTGATGAAGCAACTCCGAATAACAAAGGAGAAGTCACGTTATGACCTAACATAATCTTGCGTAAGCACTCTTCTGATAAGTATGTGTAGTGTTCAGGTGCATCGTTTAATGGAATATCTTCAACAGTAGTCTTAGATTCAGCATTGTCATTAAACGCAACGATTACTTTTTGACCTCGTGAACCTGTTAGCTTGTTTAATACCTTAGATGTTATGATTGATTGTTGTTCTTCAGTAGGCACTCCATTGTTAAAGTTGACTACTTTCGTTCCTGAGAATCCGTTTTGTACTTCATTGATTAAGTAATCAGCTATCTCCTCCTCAAGTAATGCATAAGGTAACGCACCTTGATAGTCAGGATAAGCATAGTATTTCATCCCAACTGCATAAGGCTTAGAGAATAGAATCTCTACCTTTTCTTTTGAGTATCCAAAAGCAGGAATGCGTTTAGGTTCGAACTTTTTTGTATCAGTCCAATCATCAGAATAGTAATACGCTTCAATTTCTCCATCTTTATTGCACTTCTCAGCACGCAATAAGTTTACAGGCATATGATAAGCCTTTAAAATTTTATCGTGTTTATCGTTGTAGTGCACTTGGATAGCAAATTGCCCTAACATTTTTCTGTCAAGCACTATTTTACGTACACAATCTTTATTGAATAAACTCATCATTTGAGCGTACTCATTTGGCTTTCGATTAGCATCTAATGCACTTAGTCCTTTTCCGTAAACTAAGCGTGAAATGTTATTAATGATTGCTGAGTTTGTTGTTGAGTTCGTGTATCTGTCTATAAGGAAAGAATAGAAATCGTTCGAATCGCCAAAATCAACCCAATTATCACGCTTGGATTCTTGGATTGTGGGAGTTGTATAAGCACTTAGACTTAAAATATGTACGTTATCACTCATATACTATGAATTCGTTTGTTGTATTGTTTGATATGTATTGTCCATCATTCACAGTGAACTCTGAAATCGTTTGGTCAGTACAGAAAATCTTATCCTTATGACAGATAGTTGTTCCGTTTTTTAATAGTAAAGTGTATCCGTGATTTTCTACAAGTGCAAACGTTGCAGTAATCGTGTTTGCATATCCACTTTGATTTGAACTTGTGATTGCAACTGTTGTTGTTACGTTCGTCTGTTCATCAGTAATTGACATCGTTGTGTAATTCTCAAATCTTGGAATGAAACTAAATGTTTGTGCTGAAGTAGATGTTGTTAATACTATCATATCTATTAAACGACAAAAGAAAGAAAACGTTTTAAAATAGAAAAGGGAGACCGAAGCCTCCCTAATCACGCTATGAAAAAAGATTACTATGAATTAACGATAGTAGCAGTTCCGAATGTATCACCCGCACCACCTGCCAAGTCTGCTTCAGAAGCACAGTCTAACAAGTTAGCTAACAATTTCTCAGTTCCAACGAAAGTCAAAGTGTATCCGTTTAAATCACCCATTGCCGTACCATTAGATACGTTTGCAGTAGTTAATTCCATTCCGTGTTCGATTCCTGCAAGGAAGAATTGGTTGTTACGGTTTTTGATAACGATGTTTGGACGTCCGTAAGATAATAACTTAACATTTTTGTGTGTAGCAGCATCTTGTTTTTTAAGCGTAACTGTTAAAGTTTGCTCAACAAATGATGTTCCATTCTCACGAGATGAAGTAATTACTTGGTCGAAAGTGTTTGTTCCTTTTAATTCATATTTGTACAATGATGTCACGTTAGCAACTGCATCAATTGTATCTGTTCCTGCTACATAAGTAACATCTGTTGGGTATGCATAGTCTCCGTAGTTAATGAAGTAGATAGCGTCAATTCCGCCTACTGCATCTTTACATACTTCTAATCTACCGTTTGCAATATCACAAGCCATTTTTTTATATTTTATAAGTTAAACAAAAAAGGGAAGGCATTTGACCTCCCCTTTCAATTAGTGTCTGTTAATATTAGTTAGCAGAGTTTGTGATTCCGTATGTTACCATATCCTCAGCAAAACCATATTTCGCATCAGCAGTAAAACGCATAATTACACGAACGTTTTCAGAACCATCCAAGTCAGCCATATCTAAAACTTTAACTTGGTTCATATCGTTCAACAAACCTGTTGCGAAGTGTAAGTTAGAAGTTGTAGTAGCGATACCTGTGTTAGCAGCCAAACCGTTTGCCATAAAGATAGGAGTACCATCGAAAGACAAAGAACCGTTTGTGTACCATTGTGTACCCATATTGTTTGTACCGTTAGCACCTAAACCTGATGCACCGAATCCACCCAAAGCACGGATATATGCTTTAACGATGTTTTGAGATAAATACAATTTCAAGTCTGGTTGTCCGTACATACGAGCAGGAATAGCATCAACCAATTTACCGATTTCAGCAACAACGTTTGCAGCAGTAACAGTTGTACCAGCAACTTCTTGAGCAGAAGGTAAAGCAGCATCAGCAGCGATTTGTGTAGAGATACCTGCGAATTGACCTGCAGTTGCGTTAGCACCTGTCCAGATTGTTGTTTCCATAGAAGCAGCAACTTTGTCAGCAACGTATCCGATTAAATAATCAGAGAAAGATTTAGGAAGTACATCGAATGCAGAGTATCCCATCTCGTTTGCTTGCCAAGTTGAATGGAAGTCTTTTTTACACAGTTGTAAGTTAACTTGGAATTCCTCAGGTTGAAGAACACGCTCAGTTAAAGTAACTGTACTTGTAGCGGTAAAATCGCAAGATGCATCTTTAACGATATCATCTGTACCGATTTTTTGAATAACTTGTTTGTACTTTACATTTGGGTGGATAGTTAAACCACCTTGCTCTAATGTTGGAGCAGATAACAATGCAGCAGCAATGTATTTACCTGCGAACTCACCTGCGTAAGTTGTAGTAATTGACGTTGTAGTAGCCATTTTTTAAATTTTTATTAGTTAATATTATTTGTTTAATTTTTCAAAGATTGAATCCAAAGTTGTTTTTGCTCTTTTGTTTGAGAACTTAAACATCTCAACTGGATTCGTGTTTTCAGGATTGTGCATTATTGGTTTTGGCTCTTCTGAAAGTTCGGTTGCTTCAACTGCAACTTCGTTAACTTTAGAAAGCAATTCCAACTGTGCTTTCAATTCAATATTTTCGTTTTTAAGTGCTTCGATTTCTGAGAAGAAAGTTTCTTTAACGATTGATTCGATAGTCTTTTTAGCAGCAGGTGCAGATGGCTCAGATGCCTCAACTTCAACTTCCTCTTCAACTTCAGCCTCAGGTGCAACTTCCTCTTCAACTTCTTCTTCTTTTACTGCCTCTTTAACTTCTTTGATGATACCTTCAACTTCAACAACGAGAATTATTCCGCTTTCTAATTCGTACTCACCTACTGGTAAAGGAATCTTTTGCTCGTCTTCAGTAACAACAAATACTTCGTTATCCATTTCAAATGCGTCTGCCTCAAGAACTGTAACTCCATCCATTAGCTTCATCATCTCAAGTTTAACTTCCATTCCAAGAAGTTCTTTGATTTTGTTAATTGTGTTATTTTTCATTTTTCGTTTTTATTTTAAAGTTTAATGCTTAAATATTTTTTATGTGTATCTGTTGCTGCTTTTATGTATTTAAATACCTCGTCCTTGTATTGCACAACATCTTTAGGTATTTCAACTCCTAAATCCAAGGCTTTCTTTTGAAATTCTGTATATATTTTATTAAAAGCATTAAACTCTTTTACAGTTGCAATAAAATTAGTATTTAGTTTTTTTACACTATCAATTATTCCAACTTCTAATAAATCAATATTATCTACAGAAAAGTATTTGTTAAATTGTGCTTTTAAATCATCTTGCAACCCTAACTCTACTTCGTGTTTTGCTAACTCAGTCACCTCGTTGATTGCTGATACTTTCTTAAATACTTCGTTTAATCCCATTGTTCTTTTTTTTTATAAAACGTTTCTATTATATTTCTGTTGTATTTTATCCGTTCTGACGTACGATTGTTCTCGTTCCGCCATTGACTGTTACCGTGACATTTTCAGTTCCTGTAATCGGTCCTATGCCTTGTGCTTCCAAACTTCCATCACAACATTTCTTGGAGTATTTTCCATCTGCACATAAGCATCCTCTTTTACTTCCTGCTTTAGGAGAAGAGTAACTTGGGGTTTTAAATTTCGCCATCTTTTATAATTTGTTTGATTTTTTCGATTAACATATCCTCCTCAGTCATTTGTGACATTTCTAACTTGTCAGCGAAGTAACCCTCAATTGAGAATCCTTTTACTTTTCCTGCTTTAACGTCTTTCCATACTTCATCGTTGTTTACCTTCATTGAAATCATCCAAGTTCCTTTTGGTAAACTGAATCCGTACTTAACTGATTTGTCGTGCTTCTCGTCTTCAATAATCCAAGATTCCACAACACTCATTCCATCCAACTTTTTGTCGTGTTCGTATGTAGCGTTATTTTGATTTGAGTTCATTAGGAATAACTCACTCGCTTTGCGTACCGTGTCCTCAGAAAAGTAGATGTAATACTCTTCATTCTTTGCGTTACGTCTGTAGATTTGTTTGTTAGGAACTAATGCTGCTCCCATTAGGATGCGTTTCTCTTGGTCAACTTCCTTTAATTCTACTTCGTGTTTTGACAAGTGAATGAAGTTCTCCTCAATGGCAGGCGATTCAACTACGGATACCGCATCAATTCCGCTCATTGAATCTTTCTCGTCAATTATAAGTTCGATAATTTTCATAATATAAAAACGTTTTATTTAACTAATGTTGCATTTTCAATTCTGTTTCGGTCTAATGACTGAGCAGATGTTACATCACCTGATACCACATAAGCCTTAGTTGGTTGTTGTTGTAACTGTGCTAATTGATTGATGCCTGAATTACCTACAACGTTGAATGATGGTGACATAACTGTACCTCCTCCTGCTCCTGTACCTCCTCCTGAAGATGATGAAACTGAATTGTCTCCTCCATCGTATTTTACTTTATTGATAGCTGCAATTTGGAATGCTCCCATCGCCCCTGCTGCAATACCAAATGGAATACCTGCTGGAATACCTCCACCATTTCGAACCGAGTTAACTACGTTTGATGCAGTATCAATTATGGTTTGTACAATTCTAAGTTTCTTATCACGGTCAAACATTTTACGTTTGATTGCATCCTCTTCCTTGCTTCCTTTTTTTACGCTCTTTAATCGTTCGTTATCCTGTGCATTCAATAGGTTATTTAAAGAACCCATTGTTTGACCAAACGTTTGTGCATACTTTAAAGCCAAATCAAGTTTATCTTTTTGCCTTTGCTTTTCTTCTTCGTCTAATTGTTTACCCCTTTGAAAAATTCTTTCTTTTACTTCAGCAACACCAACCAAACCTTTTTTCTCTTGCTCTTGCATTTCTTTGGTATGGTCAAGGTGTGTTACTTGTAGCATAGCTACCTTTTCCATTCCCAAACGAGTAGTGTCAATCTGATGGTCTTCTAAGTCTTTTAGTTCTTTTGCTCTTGCCGCTTCTAAAGTTGTAGTATCCTCTTTGTATTTTTTAGCAAGTTCAATCTGAGCAT